ACCCCGAGAAGTCGCCTGAGTTAAAAATCAGCCGCGGCTCGCCTGAGAGTTTCGGTTGGCAACGCCGGCCGGAATACGACACGCAAACCGGCTTGGCTTACGAAAAGCCCACCGGTGATTTGATGTCGTTCCCGCGCTATCAAAAACCGGCGCTCGTCAGGCTTGGAGGAAGAACGCTGCGTGACTGTAGTCCCAAAGCGTAGGCGTTCGGATTATCACCGCTATTATTGGGATCAGTGCCGCAAATGCGCGCCGCGCACCATCGATTGGCCTAATCACGCATACGAATCAGTGCTTGCGCTTTTGCGGTACGACTACCCCGACAAGAGCGAAGCCGAATGCGTTATTGCTTTGGCCAATATGGAATTGTACGCGCCGCTCGTAGGTCCGCGCGCCTCGAGCCACAAGCGATAGCGCGCCCTTGTGAATAGTGGGTAGAAACACCTAGCGACGCTTGATCGTGTCGAACGGCAGGGCGCATCCTGCCCGCTCAAAATGCGCCCCAGTCGATCCCTCAACCGACAAAACCTACCCAAGACGAGAGGGCAGGGCGCAAGCCAGCGAAAGGACTAAGGCTTGCCGCGCCAGCCTACCTCACCTTCGCACCTGCAGCCAGTCGCTGACACGCCGTTCCGCCTCGATATTTCTGAGGAAGATCGAAAAGCCGTCATGGTTGAGCGCGAGCGCGTGACGCTGGCGTATCGGCAATTGCAAGCCTCTGTTCACTATTGCTTGCCACGCACCGACAAACCGCTTGAAGGCGAAGAAGCGCTACACGCGACTGATGAGAATCTGCGTGTCTGGATCGACGACGACAACAAGCAAAAGCTCAACGCCACCATGTTCCTGCAGAACGGCGTGGTCGAAGTCCGCTTCTTTGGTCCTGATCAAAGCTTAAACGAATGTTTCTTCGCCGCTTGCGTCAAGCTTGGCCTGGCGGCGCGCTATGCGATCGGCCGGCGGTCAAAGACTGTGGCGACGTCGGTCCTATTCAAGCTTCGCGACGACGAGGCAAAGCGGCTCGACGACGAATATTCCGACTTTCGCCCCAAGCCCTTCACGCTCGACGACGCGCGCCGCGGCGTGATCGTCAATTATGCGCCGGCGGCGAAGAAAGGATCCAACGCTCATTTGGTCACCGCACTGATGCCAGGAAGCCTCCTGTGGCACGAGAACGGCGTCGATTATGATTTGCTTGTCTGGCGCTCTGAGACCGGCCTAGGAGCTCCCAAGGCCTGGCAAACAAGCCTCCAGCCAGTCGAATATTTCAGAATTGTCCGCGCTGCCGCCTATGCGGCGATTCTCAACATCGTCACCGTCAAAGCCTGGTCAAGTTATCCCGAGCGCCGATCGTTCTCTGAATTCCTTGCGCGCATCGTTCGTGACGGCGAAGCGACCAATTCCAATGTTGTCTTCGCTAAAGCCTCGCGCGCCATTATCGCGGATCCTGCCCAAGCCGAGGCGCTGATTGAACTGATCGCAGAGAGCAAAACGCTTCCTGAGACGCGCAAGGAGAGTCTCGATTTGTTTCGCATGGCGCGCGAGCGGCTCAAGAAGGATCCAACGACGACGACCGTCGCTGGCTGGTCGATCATCAAGGAACGCTTTGGCGAAGATGCGCACAAAGCGCTGCGCACCGTGCTCAACGTCGGCGCCGATTCAACTTTGCTTGAAGATTTTGCGGATCGGTATCTGTTTCATTCCGGACGGAGTCAATTCATAGATCGCCAAGCCTTCCGTGAAGGCCAGGCGCAATTCATCTTCACTAAAGACGAACTGACGCTCCGCCATGCGCCGGATCAGATCCAAACCAAGAAAAAGCCGGTCAAAGCGTTTCCGATCTTCACTGAATCGAAGCTGCGACAAGAGGTTACCGGCATTGAATTGCACCCTGATCAAATACCTGGAAGCGTTCTTCGCGTCACGCGTCAAAGCGCGATTGTCGCTGACGACGATTATGCGCCCGAGCACAGCCGATTAATCTTCAATTCGTGGGCGGGCCTTTACATCAAACCAGCAAAAACGATTGACGCTGAGCTTAAGGTTGAATGCGAGAAAAGGCTTGATCAGATGCTGGGCTGGGTCGCGCGAACGCCTGAGCGCATAGCTTGGGTCAAAGCGCATTTCGGTTGGACGCTCAAGCATCCAGGTCAAAAACAACAGGTTGCGTTGGTTTGCACCGGCGGTCAGGGCACTGGCAAGACGTTTCTATGCAAGGATTTCGCTAACGCAGTGTTTGACAAATACGCCAGCGTCGCGAGCGTGCGCGCTTTAGAGGAACCATTCTACATTCCCGGCTATGTCGATAAGCTTTGGGTCAATCATGATGAAGTTGTAACAAAATCTGACACAATCGAAATCATTAAGGATCTCATCCGATCAACGAGAATTTCTGGGCAGTTCAAGGGGCAAAACGTCGCGGTTCATCCAGTCTATGCGCGCCTGGCGTTCACTTCGAACGAAACGAACCCTGGTCTATCGCGTGGTGAGCGTGATCGGGGACTCTTCCAGGTTACATCAATCTCGCCGACAACCATGAACATGCTGCCAGGCGAATTCGAAAGGTGGACTGGCAAAAATTTGAAGCCGTTTTATGCGGATTTCGCTGCCTTCCTTCAGCGCGACGAGGTGCGCCAGACTTACGTTAAACTCTTGATGGATTGCGCGCCCGACACGGTTGCCGAGGTTGAAAACGTCGAATATTCGGCCATGCACGACGGCGAGGTCATTGGCGAACAATTGACGCCAGCGCAGCAAATCGCTCGAGAAATCATTGAGGAAGGCACGATTTGGGGCGGTTTCGATATCGCGATGCCATTCCGCCAGGGACACTTGCAAAACTGCGTTCGACGCGCGGCTAAAAACATGGGGATGCACGGATTTGTATCGATTGAAGCAATTTTAAATCTCTTTTTTGACGCTCAAATTTTGTGTCGACCAACCAACGGCGCTCCGTTTCTGTTCGATTACAAGGTTGGTGGGCTGGTTCGCTTATTCGGCGAATTCATTGGTGTTCCGCTGCATTTTCGCTGGCCGCTTGAACCAAACGACGATATGCCGAATGATTGGCGCGAAGGCGATGCGATGGAACCGTGGAAGGGGCGTGGTAAGTGAAGCGCAAAGCAAAAGCGAAGCAAGGCGCTATTAGAGGGCGGTTTCTCGAGCGCGGTTATGATTTGCGTGAGACGCCGCCGGAGGCCACGCGCGCTTTGATCCGCACCGGATGTCTCGACCAATATCGTGTGCTGTTCGAACCCTGCGCCGGCAAGGGCGCGATTTCGCGTGTGCTCACGGCTGGCGGCTGGCGCGTCTACGCACGCGACTTGATCGCTTATCCTGGCGCTGACGCCGATGTCGGGCCGGAAGTTAACTTCTTCAACTCGACTCCTAGTATCTATGACGCGATCGTCACCAACCCGCCTTACCGCTGGGCCGACGATTTCATTCGTCATGGCATCTTCAAATTGAAATTGCCGGTCTATGTGCTCCTGCGCCTGATGGCGCTCGAAGGCGCGAACCGCTCCGACGTGCATCAACATTTGCATCATGTCTTTATCGGCGTTGAGCGACTTCCGATGATGCACAGACCGGACTGGAAGGGTAAAAAGCTGAAGCAGGGCGCGATGCCGTTCGGCTGGTTTTGTTTCTTCCCGGAGAAGAATCAGGATGGACTGTTCACCGCGTCACGAATAAGCTGGCGAGAGGAGACTAAAAATGACCATATCGTCGATTCTAGCCCTCCTAGCGATGGTCCCGCTGGCGAAGCGGAAAAATTCGAGCGACTCCTCATCGAAGGAGCCGCTCTCTTCGATCAAGCCCGCGGAGATCGCTGAGCTTGAGCGTCAATACGAAGAGAACGTCTCGCTAATCGTCAAAGTCGCCAAGCTGGAGGCGCAAGTCGATGATCTCGAGCGCCAGCTCGACGGCTGGCGAGAGATCGCTCATGCCTGGCGCGATCGTGCGGATGAAGCGCATCGACGACGTCAGCAAGAGCATGCGCAAGCGGCGAGGAATCCACAACAGTATCATCAAGTCACTGAGGAAATGCGTCAGCGCATGATACTGCAAGCTCAAGCGCAGCAAGCTCAAGCGCAGCAAAACCAGACGCTCGCGCAGCAAAGCCAATTTTATGGCCAGGGGCTGCAAAGCGGAGCGCAAAACGCCTGGCCTGATTGTACCTGCGTGCCAGGCCGAGCGGCCACTTTCGGTATCCTTCGAGAAGGAGACAACTGATGTCCTATCAAATTGAAGACTTCATCAGCCAGGTCGCACTCAACGCCAAGAAGTTTCCTTGGATCACCACGCGCGCGGCCGAGCTCAACGCGATCGCCGCGGCGCTCGCCACCGATCCGACTTTGCACGACACGACGATGGCGACGGCGCCTGCCGGCCTTCAGCCAGGGCAGCGTCGCGTGAATACGCCATTTACCAATGAGATTTTGTTGGTCGTCAACCGCGGCAAGGGCGGCAATCTTAAACCGCTCGACATGGGCAACGCGATCACGGGTGCGCTGTCCGAGATCTTTACGCCTGTTAACACCGCGCCGCCGGTGATCTCAGGCACGGCGGCGGTCGGCAACGTGCTCTCTTCGACGGTTGGAACCTGGACTTATGTCCCAACCAGCTACATGCGCCAATGGCTGCGCGGCGGCACGCCGATCGGCGGCGCAACCGCTGCGACTTACACGCTTGTTGCGGCTGACAGCGGAACCAATGTCGCCATGCGGTTAATCGCGGTCAACGCCGCGGGCGAAAGCGCGCCGATTGTCTCCAACGCGCTGGCGATAGCGTAATGCCCCGCATCCTTGATGCCGCAGTGAAGCGAATCAAAGCCAAGGGGCATTCGACCTCGAGCGCCTATGCGATCGCGACGTCGACGCTGCAGAAGGCCGGCGAGCTCAAGAAGGGGCACAATAAGCCCACCAAATTAGGCGTCAAACGCGGTCAAATGACGCAGGCTCAGCGACACAGGCATCCGGTATGAAGCTGCCCGAGATCCTGGCGCGGCTCAGATTCGCGATTAAAGACCTCGCGCCCATGCGCGGTCAGCTTGAACGCGATTGCCCAGACGATACGGCTCTGGCGCTTGGCGAGGCGCTTGGGGTCGTCTATCGCGCAAAGGCGCTCGTCGAGCGCGACCTCAAGCTGCAGCAAGAGCAAGAGGAGGCCGACGCGTGATTGAGACGATCGCGCTCTGGATTATCGCCATCAGCCTGGTCGTCGGCGTGATCGCGCTTCTATGGCTGATCGATCTGACCAGGCGCACCGAGCAAGTTTTGATCACTCAGATGAAAAGCTTGGGCGAGATGTACGAGCAAGGCATTGGGGGTCTGACGCTGACGCTCGAGCGCGTCGAAAAGCGGGTCAAGATCCTTGAAGATGAAGTTCTGTGATCAAGGCAACCGGGAAACAGCCGAATGGCAGAATTCTTCTGACGCTCGGGCTGAGCTTCAAGAATCTTGACAAATTCTATGCTGAGCCTGGCGACACATACATCAAAATCGACGGTGAACAGTTAGGCTTGCCGATCGACGTCTTGATCTTCTCTGGTGAAACCGAGGCGCACATGCAAGATCAGTTGGACAAGGCTGGGCAGATTACGCCGGAAACCAAGATCCACGTTGATTCGAAATTGAAATCGTGAGCTTGCAGGGGCCAGCGTCTGGCCGCGCTGTGTGCGGAAGCCTCCAACGTCGGGGAGCCCTCTTCCGCCGCCCCTGCATCCTATTTTTTCTGGCCATGACGTCGTTCTCGCCAAGTCCCGCAGCCGCGAAATGCCACCTGTTTTCAGTTTGGCATTACCCCAAGCCGCAGAAGTGTTTCACCGCGCTCGCGCTGTTTCACATGAAACAGGACTTGAAGCCGGCTTCGCGTAGTCTTGAGACGTTTCAGGAACGAATCGAAATTATTTTGCCACCGCTCGAATTCACGCCTTGTCCAGATGGCGACGAGCGATTCCAGGGCATTGCTAAGCTGCACGCTTTGATGGATGCTCGTTAAGGGGCCCTGACCTGGAGTCCATCATGGCTCAACCTCCTCGACGTCCACCGCCGCAACCGCAACGCCCGCCTCTGCGCACCGAGGACGACAATTATCCGCCGCCCGCGGTGCAAGATGACCGTGTCATCGCCTCCGGAGGCGGTCGCTGGCCGGCCGAGCCAGGCGTTGAAGGCGAGGCTTATCCGCCGCCCGAGCCGGTGAAGACGATCGCGGATGAACAGCGTGAGCGCTCGGCCTATATCGAATCGATCGGCGTCGAGGCTTACAAAGCCGAGAATGACAGTCGCACCGGCGAAGAGGGTCAGCCGCAAGTCGAAGGCGCGCGCTATCTGGGCGAGCAATAATGGCCGTCTATGCGCCAGACGACACGGCGCTGAATCCTTCGAGCTCGAGCGGCGCGGCGGATCCAAACTTGCTGCAGCGGCTGTTGAACTACATCAATCCTGTCGCGCCGGCTCAGGCTCAGGCGAACAGCCTTACTCAAGCTCCAAATCCAGCCGCCAGTCCGACGCCGGTCCCACCGGCGCTCGCCGGCGGAGGCCCACAAGTGCCGCCTTCGCTGAGCGGCCCATCGACGGTGAACACGCCGATCGGCGGCGGTCCCGGCATGGCGATGCAAGCGCCCACCGGCATTGTGCCTGGCGGCGGGAGCTCAGGCGGCGGCGGAGCAAGCGGGGCGATTGCCGCAAATATTCCGATCGGCGGCGGTCCTGGCAATCAGATGGAAGCGCCGTCGAGTCCGCCGTGGTTCACGTCCAGCAATACGCCCTATGCTCCCAATCCGATCGTTGGGGCGCCTGTGCCGCCGACGAAGCCGACAGGACCAGGCTTCCGCGGCAGCGGCAGCGGAGCCGCGGGAAGTCCGAGCATGCGGCGTGGACCCGCTTCTGTGGCGTCAGGCTCGCCCTTCGTTAATGTCAATCGGCCGAATATGGGGCCAGCCGTCATGTACAATAACCAGACGGGCGCTCCGATGGGCGGCGGCGCGCTGGCGCGCGGCGGAGGTGCGCCGCTAATGAGCGCGCTCGACTTATCCTCACTTTTTGGTCGACGATAAGCTGTTTCCTCGTTGACAACTATCATGCGTTCTCTATGTTGCGCCTTGCGACGCCGTGAAAGCCGGCGACGCCCCGCAACATGGAGCATGGATTATGAAACCCGAAACCCAAGCCGCGTGCTTCGCGGCCCAACGCGCTCTCCAGACCGCTTACCAGCTTCTGCAGCGCGACGCTCTGGAAACCATCACCGCTAACGACGCTCCGGATCTGGTCCGATTCTACGCCAACGCGTCTGAGGAAGCCGACGTGATGCGCGAAACGATGACCGCGCTCGCCAAGCTCGAAAAAGACCTTTCCTACACAGCGATTCCTTCGTGCTTCGACACGCACGGGATCCAAAACGTTCGCGTCAACGGCTATGGCCTGGTGAGCCTCAACCGCCGTTGGTCGTGCTCGATTCTCGATAAGCCCAAGGGCTACGCGTACCTGCGCGACAATGGGCAATCCGGCATGATCCAGGAAACCGTCAACGCCATGACGCTTGGCGCTTGGGCGCGCAGCGAAGTCGAGGATAAGGGCGTCGAGCCGCCTGACGACACGTTCAAGACCTCGATTGCCCGCTATGTGTCTCTGAGGTCGAAATGAACGCTCAGCGGCCGCACTATAGCTACAAGGAGGCGAAAGCCATCATGGCGAATGAAGTCACCACGGCGCCCGAGAGCAAGTTCGCTCTGCCGGCGCACCTGCAAGGGAGGACGAAAACGGCCAATTGGGGCGATATCGATCCGCGCCAGCGCTTGCTGCCGCGCATCAAGCTTCTCCAGGCGACCAGTCCTGAATGCAACGACTACCCTGGCGAGGCGAAGGCCGGCGAGTTCTGGCACACGACGCTGACCACAAGTCTGGGCGCAGAAATTATCGGCGTGCCGATTATGAGAAGGCAGACGTACAATCTTTGGGCGCCGCGCGTGCCTGGCGACGATCGCGGAATCCTCGCCCGCGCGCGCGACTTCATCCACTGGGATCCGCCCGACGGCGTTTTCCCGGTGCGCTTTCCGATGAATTCGAAGACCTATACCTGGCGCACGGCGCGCACGGTGCGCGAATCCGGCTTGGCCGAGTTCGGCTCTTCGCGCGACGACGACAAGAACTCGCCGCCCGCGGCGACGCTGACCTTCGAAGTACTCTGGTTTCTGCCCGATTGGAACACGCTCGCTCTGACTCTGAACACGCGTTCCGGCGTCAAAGAGGCGCGGCAGCTGTTCGCCATGGTCGACGCCAAGCCGGTCGATCCCTTCTTCCAGCGCTACAAGATCTGCGCGGTGCGCAATATCGGGCCCACCAACGAAGTCTACTACGGCTATAAATATCGTGGCGACGGTTACACCGATCCGGCGCTCTCCGCGATCACCGAGCCGCTGTTCGCGCAATGGCGGGATGTCGCCTTTGCGACCGCCGACGAAGACGAAGACGTCGACGGCGAGACGGGAGTCCACCGCCGCTCGAGCGCGCCTCGCGAGGCGGCGTCGGAGCGCGGCGCTCGCATTCCGGAGCCGCAAGGCCAGGCCGGCGTCGTCGACGACGACGACATTCCGTTCTGAGGACGTTCATCATGGAAAACAACATCATCAAAATGTTCCAATCGCCTGAGACGCTCGACGATTGGAAAGCCTACATCGCTGAGGCGACTGCCGCGGAGAATCGCGCCAACTTAACCAAGGTTAAGGCTATTCTTGAAAAAGGGAAGCGTATTATTGAGTTTCACAATGCATTTAGGACTCATAAACAGAAGTGGGGTAGGAGATGGGATGAATTATGTGTAGAAATAATTGGAATTAGCAAAGCATCATGCGATCGGTACGAGCTTGTAGCTAAAAATATAGACCACGAGGTGAGCTATATTTCATTTCCAGGGGATATCCAAGCTCTTAGTTACCTTGCCCGCACAAAATCAACTCATCCAGAAGTCTTTAATGCCGCCGTCGTCGCTGGAGAAATTACGCCAAAAACAAACCGCGACAAAGCGGAAATAATCATGCGCCGCGCCGAGGCGAAACCCTCTAAGGGCAAGCCATTCCGCCGTATTCAACGAAAGGAAGAACGAAAGATCACGATCCCTTACGAAGATGTGGTCAATAAGTTTCGGCCACTCATTAAGCGAGTCAAAGAGCAAAGCAAACGACATGCAGCCACGGTGTCATTCGTGGAGCTATCTGTCATTGCATTTGAACTTGGAAAACTCGCTGATGCGTGGACGGAAAACGAGCCAGAGTCTGGAACGCCCTCTGAGCCCGTTCCCTTTAAGCGTCCATAAAAGAAAGATGAAAGTTCATGGCTTTCACCTTGTTGAACAGCGAGCTTCTCTCCGTCACGAGCGAACTCGCTAGAAAAATCGCTCAGATGCCAGGTTCTGCAACTGAGCGGCCACTTGACGACAAGCGGCTGGACTACCTGAAAGGTCAAATCATGGCCGGTCAGGCAACCGTTTTTAACTGGGCGATCGCAGTGCGTCCAGACGAGACGGAGCGGCGCATCAATGGTCAGCATTCTAGCGATATTCTGGCCAAACTCGACGGCGACATGCCAAGCGGCCTGATGGTCAATCTTAGCCGCTACAAGGTCGACGACGAGCGGGATGAGATTCTTCTCTTCCGGCAATTCGATCCGAAAGGATCGCTGCGCTCAAGAGGAGACATCGCCGGCGCCTACCAAATGATGGAGACGGACCTCCGTACGGTTCCGCGGCCGGCCGCGAAACATGCAGCCGAGGGCATTGCCTGGTATCTCAGCCGCAAAGTCGGCGTGCCAGTGCCTAAGGGCGATGAGGTCTACGACCTCTTCCACACGCCCGAATACGCGCCTTTCATCGTTTGGATGGGCAATGTTCTGACGATGAAGACACCCGAGCTTCAGAAGGCTCCGGTTGTCGGCGCTATCTTCGCTACTTGGGAAAAGGATCCCGAGGCGGCGAAGGAGTTCTGGCACAACGTTAGCCGCGGCGGCGAAGATTTCGTTGAGAAAGCGCCGACAACGACGCTCGATCGGTGGCTGCAAGAAGCCAAGACTCCCAAGCGCCGGAAGTCTCCGATCACCGATACGCAGATTTATCAGGGCTGCGTTTTTTGCTGGAACGCCCAGCGCAACGGCAAAACGTCAATCGAGCGCGTCAATTACGATATCAGAAAAGGCTTCTTCGAAGTCGATTAATGCCTGACGAAACTCCCCCCGATCGCCCGACGCGGGCTCGATTAGAGAAGCTGATCGCGCTCGCCAATGATGAACGGGGGGAGCCCATGACGCGCAAAAACGCCAAGCGCAAGCTGGCGCTTTACCACAAATTCTATCCCAAGCTTTTGAAGCGAACCGATGAACCGAAAAGCTCGAAGGTCTAATCGCGAACGATCTGCGCTTCAGGCGCTCTATCCCAGCGAGTTCGCTGATGGAGAGAATTGCGGGCGTGGTCGACTTCCCTTGGGCGCGCGTGAAGCGGGCAACTATCCAAAAGGCTTCCATGATTGGCCGCTTAATCGACGAAACGCCTGGTGGGCCGGATTCAACTTCACTTACAAGTCACGCTCGGTGAAACCTGGATGATCATCGCAAAGATCGATGAGGACCATCTCCTCAATTTGGTCTGGAATGCGCCGGTAATCGCCTTCCAAGAGCTTGAATATGGCTATGCGCTCGCTTCGCCTGGCGAAGCTTATTACGCACCTCTCACTCATCCTGGCGGCGGTAATTTGCCAAATCACTTCACCGACGTACTCGCTAGGACGTTTCTTCGCCGCTTATGTCGGCCGGAACTTCGGACCTTGCGCCCCACTGCCAAACCGATTCCGACACAAGCTCTGATCGACTATTTGCGCACGGCGTTCTTCGCTGGCCCAGAGCCAATGAGCGAGTATCCGAAAGCCGCCGGCGATCATCCCGCGGTCGTAGATTCCGAGTGCCAGGTCGTCATCCAGGCAATCGAGGAGCACGATCGGCCGGATCTCAAAGGCGCGATGATTCCGGCCAGGCGCGACGTGATGTCCGACGCGATTGATGTTGTCATCTTGCACAGCGAAGCGGTGAGGGAGCTTGCCGAGGTTGGCGACTACAATCCGTATTCGATTCAATTTCACCTCCTGCAAGCGTCTAGAGCCCTGCAGACGTGCCTCTCGCTGTTGCTGAAGCCATGACGCTCTCCACCGTCATCTTCGCCGCGCTCGTCAGCGTAGGCCTGATCGTCGCTTATGCCTGGGGCTATCGATCCGGCGTCGCTTATTGCGTGCGGCAAATGCAGCCGCTGGGCGATATGGCCAAAGAAATAGCCGATGCTCTCAAAGATCGGCGGAAGCCATGAGGCTCGACGAATTCCTTGCCCGCTGCCTGGCGGCGCGCCAGCTGGGCCTGATCAAGGATCCCAACGGTCGGCGCATTCCCGAGGAGCTCTGGCGGCAATGCCTCCCTGATGCCGAATTCATAATCGGCGCGTTGATGGCGTTTGACCTGCAGGAAATCGTGCGTGGCTACTACGAAGGCGAGGAAGGCGACTGATTCTTCTGGGAGGAGGAATGAACCTTGAAAGCAAACTTAAAACTCAGCTTGTGGCAGATTGTCGTGGCCTTGGAGCATATGCCCGCAGGCACGAAGACCGTTATGCAATCGGGCTCTTGGACCTGGCAATCAAGCTACCCGGTCACCCACACTTGCTCGCTGAAGGCAAGCTCATACCCCATCAGTCGTTTGCGCCGACGCTGCGTCAATTCGAGGAAGGCCAGCGTTACATCGCCGCCGGCGGCCTTTGCGCCCTGATCGGCTGGGATCCGAAAACGAAGGTGATGTATGTCCACGAATGGGCAAAGACCGCACTGAGGAAAGACTCGTTTCCGCCAGGCGGATCATATGGACCGCACGCAGAAACCTTAAGGGACTGGCTTATATGGCGAATGACAAAATGAACTTTGCGATCATAGCACAAGCGCTCAAGCATCAGATTCGTTCCGGCGATTCTTGGGACGAGCTTTCGCCGGCGGCGAAAGAGGCGCTCGACCAGATCGCGACTTCGATCGCCCGCACCGTTTCCGGCGATGGAGTCCACTGGGACGGCATCATCGGCTTTGCTCAGGCGGCGAGGCCAAGCACCTCAGATCCGGTGAAGGCTGATCGATCCTTCGACTACCCCTACACCACGCCGCCGATCGCGAAGCAAACGTCGGCTGCCGAAATTGAGCACGGCATCGAGCGTCTGGTCCGTCAAATTCCGAGGAATGGCCAATGAACGATGAAACGATGAAGTGGATCGCTGAGCTCGAAAGGGCGGCCAAGATCCGCACGCCAGTCGGCGCGACCTACGCCGTCGCGCTGGCGCTTATGCACGTCGCCATGCAGATCGAAAGGATCGCGGAGAACGGCGCTTACCCAAATTTGCCGATGCGCGAAGATTTCGCCAAGGGAAAGAAATAATAAATGGCTAAGATCTTCACTTACAAATCTTATAATTTCACAGACAAAGACCCGATTATTGATGAGCTCCGTACGGTCATTCAGGACAGCGGCGCGACCTATAAGCAGATCCACGAAGATTCGGGCGTCTCAACGCAGACGCTGTCGAACTGGTTCTCTGGCGAAACACGGCGCCCGCAAGCCGCCTCGCTCAACGCCGTAGCGCGGGCGCTCGGCTACAAACTTGGCTTCGTCGCGATCGACGCCGTCTCCGTCGTCCAACCCACGCCAGCGGCCGCCCCAGCGCGTTCTATGGGTCATGTCATTCGCATGGCGAAGATTCGGCGGGCGAAGTGAAGCCGCTAACTTTCGGAGCAATCGTTTTTATCGCCGGCATGGCGGCGGATGATCTGTATCGATTCTTAGATCGACACGTCACGGTGTCCGTCCCGGCGCCGCCACCCGCGCCCAGCGAGTGGGATAAGGAAGTTAAGCTCTGCGACCAAGCCGTCGATGCGTTCCTGCACACCAAGGACGTGCTCGACCTCATGCGCGCGCAAGCGATCATCCAGTACGAGAATTGCAGCATCGGGAAGCGCCTATGAACTGGCTCGGCATCGCGCTCGGAATCGTCGCCTTCATCTGCGTCTGCTTACCCTGTCGCCACGATCCGGCGATCCGGCTCAAGGAGTGGCTCGACGCCATGGACAAGGAAGGCCCGGATGACCATTAAGTTCAAAATCGGCTTCACCATCGGCGCCGACACGCTGTTCGGGCTGATGTCGAAAATGTTGCCGATCGAGGATCTCGAGGTCGAAGAGATTGCGCCCAAGCCTAAGCTGGCTGAGCGCGCGATCGCAATCCACAAGCTTACGCACAAGCCTAAGCCTCAAATCCATAAACGCGTCTCGCCTGGCCCGGATCTGAAAAAGGGCATTAACGGCATCATTGTGACGGAACTCTCCACCGGACCTAAGCGCGCGATTGACATGCAGCCCAAGGTCATGGCCGCGGGTTTCTCGATAAATTCGATCACCTCGCGGCTCGAAGAATTGCGCAAATATGGCGTCATCGAGCGCGACGGCGAGGGCAGGTGGAAACGCTGTGCAACTTGACCAGGTCCAGATCGAAGCTCTGAAGTTCGGCCGCGGCAAACGCGGCGTCGGCTATTTCCTCGAGATGGGTTTGGGAAAAACGATCCTGGCGCTCGAGGAGTTCCGGCGCGCGGTCAAGCCCCTCGAGCTCGACGAGCTTCGCGCCACGCGCCTGGTCGTGGTGGCGCCCAACAGCTTCAAGAGCGGCTGGTCGGACGAAATCGAGGACAAAGACTTCCCGTTCGTCCACCACATTTTCGTTTCGGGCTCGAAAACCAACGACGCTTTTTTCTCGATTCAGCGCTACGAAAAGCCGCCGATTCTAATCATCAATTACGAGGCGATTCGATCGCCCGAGGTTCTCCTCAAGCTCCTGGCCTGGATGCGCATTAAGCCCTCGATGCTGGCGCTCGACGAATCAATCCAGATCAAAACCCACGACAGTCAGCAGACCAAAGCGGCGCTCAACCTGGCGAAAGAAGCGACGATCGTGCGCCTTTTGACCGGTCTGCCGCAAACTCAGGGGCCACATGATTTGTATCCCCAATTGCGCGCGATCGGCTTGTTCACGGGGATGAAGTTTTGGGCTTTCAGAAACACATTTTGTCAGATGGGCGGCTGGGAAAACAAACAAGTCGTCGGCGTCAAAAACGCCGAGGCGCTCGCACGGATCATGGCGCCAGCTATCTTCCAGGCTCGGAAGGCCGATTGGCTTCCCATGTTGCCGCGGAAAGACTTTTCGATTCGCGGCTACGAAATGTCGGGCGAACAAGCGGCCCAGTACAAGCAAATGCGGGACGAGTTTCTGCTCGAGCTCGAGAACGACGAGATTGTCGCCGTCGACGTCGCCGTGAGCAAATACGAGAAGCTGAGCCAAATCATGTGTGGCTTTATTCTCAACGAGAGTGGGGATCCCCGCATATTGGTTGAACCGGAGAAGAATCCGCGCCTTTTGTGTCTGATCGACTTGCTGGCGCAGATCGAGGGCAAGGTCGTCGTCATCTACCGGCACCGCTATTCGTTTGAGATTCTCTTCTCTGCGCTCAAAGCGCATTTCCCCGCTTTCATCAAAGGCCAGATGAAGCCCGAGGAGACGGGCGCGCAGAAGCGCCGTTTCAATACGGACCCCATGTGCCGGCTCATGCTTGGCCAGGCCGACAGCGTCAAATACGGGCATACCTTGCTCGGCGGTGAAGATGCGAAAGACCATTGTTCGACGATGATTTTCTTCGAGTCGAGCTACAGCTTAGACACGCGCACGCAGGACGAAGACCGCATACATCGCAGAGGACAGCGCGAGAATTGCCTCTACATCGACTTCGCCGGCGCCGACATCGATCGGCGCGTGGTCCGAGCCCTACAGAAAAAGCAGAACCTTTACGAGGCGGTGTTTTCGAAGCTCAGGGCGGCGGAGCCAGTGGCATGATCGATAACAAGAAAGAGCGCATAGCGATTCGAGGCGTGTTTAACGCGATCTGCAGGGCAGGAATCGAAATCAACAGCGTCGAGGAGGCGGAGGCGGCGATGGAGCTCGCGACGCGGATGCTGAGCTACGTCACCGGCGAGCCCAAGATGACAGTCGACGAGCTTAGGCCGAAAATGCTGTCGGTCATACTCGAGGATCTGGCAGGTGCGGATACGGTGCATTGAAGGCACTTGTAATCCGCATGGATAGGCTTAAATAAGGCGCATGACCGGTCTTATTCTCCTTACCCTCTTCATTGTCGGCGTCGTAATGTGGTGTTCTGGCCCAAAGCGTCACCACTACAAAGACCCGAATCGTCGCCGGATCTAGGCACTTGAAAACAGCAAGGCAACACACTAGATAAGACGCTCGAAAGGACGATGATCGTGCTACAGGAAATCCCCTTCTACCTCGTTGTGTTCGCCCCCTGGATCTTGGCGGCTTTCGCAGCTATGGCGTTTGTCAGCTTCGTTGGCAAGCTAACCGCTAAGCCCAAAGCACCGCCCTATGTCCCTACGCCAGAAGAGGCGGAGGCAAGCAAAGCACGCGTCTTAGCAATGATAGCTCAGGCCGAGCAAATGCGACTGAAGAATGCTCACCACCACTGAGCGTCTCCAGCCTGATCCGTTGAGCGCTGGCCGCCGATCCAGCCTTGGCGGAGCGCATTGGCCCAACCCGACGTATCAGTCGTCGACGCATTCGGATACAGCGCTGGATAAGTCTGATCGAGAGCCTGTCCAACATTGATGTTGCGATCGATGGTGTTGATCCCGCGTGCAAGCGGCTCACCCATATATTTAGTTGCTGCTCCGGCCACGCCGCCAGGCACAAGCGCCGATACCCAATCCATCCCCTTGTCCATCCCGGCTGCGCCTGTTGCCAGCCCTGTCGCACTCGCTACAGCATTGAATCCCGCGCCGGGATCGGTCGACTGGCTAAGCGCGGTCTGAAGATTAGCGAGCGCGGGCTGAGCTGGATCGTTGGATGCGCGAAAGACTTGTTGATTTGCAACGTCGGAAGGAAGAGTCGGATCGCCTGACGCTGCGCGCGTGCGCCAGTTCCAGGCTTCGCTACTGCGACCATCTTTGCCGGTTATCAAATCCACTATCGGGCGCCCAGTCGCCGCCGCAGCGTCACCAACGCTCTGAGCCAACGCGCCGCCGGCTACGCCAAACCCCGTGTCCTTAGCGACCTTTAAGGCGTCGATACCATTGGGATCTCCTACCTGATGTCCGATCGAACTTGCCGCGGCCGCCGTGCCGCCCTCCGCGGCCGCCGCGCCATAGCGCCCGATGTAGGGCGCCGCCGCTTGCGCCGCCTTGCCGAGATACTTGCCAGGCGTGAAAGCGAGCTTTGCCTCGCCGCCGCCGGGAATCGCGTAGGTGAGTGCATTGACGACCGGACCCATCGGTCCAAGCGCCGCCTGAGCATCGGCTGTGCGAGCCCGAATATTGCCGACATTCTCGCCGGTCAGCCTAGACTGCAGATAATCCGCAGTGCCGAATGAGACGTCATCAAGCGCCGCGGAGCCCACCTGACTTGCCGAGGGGCTATAGGTCTTGGTTAGCCAATCATGCCAGGTCTGAGGCCGACTGAGATCCGCGTCGGTCGGATGAAACATGTCGTACAGGAGGCTGTTCTGGCTTGCCGGCGCGGCAGTTGAAGATGTCGCATCCGGCGTCGCCCGTTTATACCCTGGCAAGCCAGGAATGGGCGCCGGCGTCGAATCCGGCGCGGTCGGTTGCCCCTGCGACTTTGGAAAGACGGTTTGCGGCTGCACCGGAGGCAGATCGTCTTGCGCGCGATGATAGCCAGGCAGACCTTGGATTCTGTCAGCCATCGATCACCATCCTGAAACCGGCGTGTGACGCAGCCTTTTTGTATCAAATCCAGCTTGCTGCAGATTGTCGAGAAGGTCGTCTTTTCCAACGGAATAGTTCGAAGCTTCCTGCTTCACCTGAGCCAACATATCCGGCGGAATCGGCTTGGCCGCCGGAAGCGCCTCTGCGCCGCTGCCTTCCTTGTAGAGCTCGCCGCCTGGCTTGAAGTTGTCGTCCAGCCACGGCGCATATTGCGGATCCATATTCTTAACGTTGCCGGTCGCGCCGAAATTTGTCGCGATGGTTTTCTTCGCCCGCGTGATCGCGCTGCCAAGCGCCCCGTGAATGTAAGAATCGTAGCTTTGGTTCAGGTTCTGCGTCGTGGCGATTGCGTCTTTCAGCGGCCCAACTTCCGCTTGCGTGACGCGCGTGCCGGTGCCAGCCATGCCCTTCATGGCGGTTTCGGTCGTCGCGCCGCCGATTCTTTTTAGAACTGCGATCGCGTCTGCTTCTTGGCTGTTTAATCCGACATATTTCGCCATGATAGTCGGGACGTCGGTTGCGCCTTTGTCCTCCATCGCTGTCTGAGCAATCGCTCGCTTGGCTGGCGTAGTGAGAATGCTCTTTAAGCCAGGCGAATCTTTCAACGTCTCGAGGTCGGTCTGCATTCTCTGGGCGGTTTCGTTGTTATCGACGAGCGCTGCCGACGCCGACGTGCGATCGTCTTCCTTGCCCTTTTCATTGATCGCATATTG